CTTTCCACAACATAATTGATATTTGTTGTGTCAACATAAAGTGTCCTGTTGTCCCACATGTCTTGCACTAAGACAAAACACACAATGACAAAGTCTTGAAATTCATCCAGAATCTGTCTGCCTGTGTAATTAGACACAAATGCCTTGGCAATGCCAAGCATATTGTTGAGAGTCTGCTTGTCATCAGCCGTTGCATCAGGTAATCTTAAAAATTCAACAAGATCATCTGCTGTGATTTGGCTGACTTTTGTGATTGCATCCATTTTCTATCCCTCCAAGGATTATTTCTTTTTGGATGACTTTTTCTTGGCTGTCTTTTTCGGCGTTGCCTTTTTAGGAGTTTCCTTTTTCGGCTCTGCCTTTTTTACCGGCTCAGCCTTTTCAGGCTCTTCCTTTTTAACAGCCTTTTTCACCTCTTTGATATATCCTGCCTGTGTCAGATCATTGACAAGAGCAAGGTCAGGGATATCCCTGACCTCACCCTCTGCCATGGACACAGCACCACAGAATGAGACAAGTGCCACATACTTTGCCATGTCACTCACCTCATCACTCAGACTGAGAGCCGCCAGCCATGGTCAGGACAGCAATCTGCTGTTCATCAATGACCTTGGCATCAAACTCAAACCATCCGATAACACCAACAGCATGCTCATCAGCATAACGCTCACGCAGGACTTCAATGTTGATCTCCTCAGCAAACTTAGTCCCAAGACCTCTCATGTCACCATAGAAGATGGCATTTTTGCCCTTAGCCATATCCGGCATGGCATCCGACACATAAACCGGCTTGCCAAGCAGAGTTGCGCCAAACGGAGTGGAGATATCATCATTCAGCAGATAATATCCTGTGGTAGATTTGAGAGTCCTCAGGGCTGTCCTCGTTGCCGGAGACATGATCCAAATGGCGTTATTCTGGAATGCATCCTTGACCTTGTCATGGAGCTTGACAACCTCATCAGCGGTCACAGCGGTCTGAGATGCCGCTGTGATGCCATTGCTGAGCGTTGACAGACCTGTGACCTTGTCAGTTGTACCATTTAGGAGTTCGCCCTCAATAAACCGCTTAATGGCATAAGCCATTTCATCAACAACAAAACCAACAATGTCAAATTCAACATTGTTGATCAGAGAGCGAGAAATCTTGGTCAGACAGCCAGCAAGGAAACCACCAAGAGAGACCGTTGCGAAAGATCCAGAGCTGGATGCAATCGGCGAAAACTCACTCTTATAACCAACAGTGATATTCTGAGAATCAGCCGGATAATAAGGGACTTCAAGATCACCCTTAACATTGAATTTCTGGCTCTGCTCAAGAATCGGGCAAATGTCATACACCTTGCGAATAACATAATCAACAATGGTCTTAGGAATAAGCGCACCGCCAAGACCAATGCCAGATCCCTGAGTTGCCGGCGTTAACTCACCAGCTCTCTCATGGACAGCATATCCACGAATAAAATTCTCAAATGCTCTCTTTTCCTCAACTTCCTGCTTTTTGATTTCCTCTGTCATTTCCATTTCCTCCCCTGTGTTGTCCTCCTTGGGCGTGTCATCAGCTTTGACCTCTTTCTCCTCAAGGTCTTTGATCTCCTCATCCAGCTTGAGTGTCTCAACAATCTTTCTGACATTGTCACGGATCTCAGCCAGCTCAGCCGCCTCATCCTCGGTCAGCTCCCTGTTCTCAGTTTTTGCCAGATTGAGAACATCCTCAGCTCTTGTGATCAGATCATTCTTCTTTTCCAACAGTTTCTTCATTTTCATGCTCCTTTCATTTCTGCAATCATGTTTTCAAATGCAGAATAATCAATAGTTTCTATTGCCTCAGGATGTTCCTCCTGTTGTGGCTGAATCTCATCACGGATTTCCTCATCCGCTTTTTCCTCTGTGGATTCCTCTTTGGATTCCTCAACCGGCTCCTCTGCCTTTTCCTCTCTAACTTCAATCTCATCCATCATTGCCTCACCAATGAGCTGAATGTCATCATCAGACCTTGCCATGATGAGTGTCCCATCATAGGCTGGCACCTTTGCTCTTGTCAGAATGGAAACCTCTCTGAGGATCATGTCTTTCACATTCCTCAGAGGCAGACCAGAATCCTGATCCACACTCCTCTCAACACCATCCGGCACATCCTCAAAACCAAATGACCAGCCAACCAGATTGCCTGCTCTGGCATCCTCAATGGTCTGAGGATCTGTCACTGTTGCCCTTGCGTGGAGTCCAATGTTGTCCTCTGTCAATTCCAAGTTGCCCTGACTCTGACATCCCACATCTCTCATCCAATCATGATCAACTAAGAGATGGACATCACAGTCCCTTTTGAGAGCATTGAAAAACGCACCCTTTCGGATGCGCTCAACAAACCTCCCCATTCTGGACATCAAAGGCTTTGACAATCTCTCAACACTGTTGACATATCCCTCAATGACAACACTGTCTGCTCTGATTAAGATTTTCATGTCTCAACCTCCCTCTCTGCTGAATTGCCGCTGGCATCATAAGCCTCTGCCAATTCATGATTTTCAAGCATCTTATTGATATTATCCTCATCAGACTCATCAGCCGGCTCACCGTTGACATCATCATTAGGTGATCCAACTGTATCTGTGTTTGGTGTGTAATAAGTGCCGCTGTTGACATCATAAAGGACAGCACCAAGACCAACATTGACAACATCCAATCCCTCAATCCAATTCCTGTTTTCCTCTCTCCTGATTTCATTAGTTGTGAGGAATCCAATCTCTTTTGCCAATTTATAGGCTTGATAACGCTCAAGCAGATTTGCCTTGATGATTTCTTTGACATCAAACTCAAAGAAATACTTTTTTTTCTCTTTCTCTAAGAGCAGATCCCTGTTGAGAGCTGTCTCAAAGGCTTTCAAGATCGGATAGATTGCCTCCTTGAATGTCCTCATGAAATCATCAGGATAAATGTGGAAAATCTTGTTGATCTCTTTGTCCAATGTTGTCTTGTTTTGATCAAGTTGCATTTCAACACTTGAGTTGGATGCCTCTTGAAATTCAAGACCATTATTCAGGACAGCCACATTCTCAGCATTGTTGTCATATAACTTTGCCCATGCTTTTTTCAATGCGTTGATTTCATCCTGTCCTAACTTGCGCTGAGACTTGAGAAATCCTTTCTTGTTGCCGCCGCTTTTAACAGATGCAAGCTGAAAAAGCAAGGTGTTGTATGCTGTCTCAAGAGCCTTTGAAACCTCAAGTGTCAGACCAATGCCGGATGCACCATCCTTTGTATTCCTCAAGAGTTTTATGAAATCATAAGGCTTATAAGGCTCTCCCATGACAAGGATTTCATAGTCCTTGAAAATAGGCTTGAAATTCTTGAGGACTGTGATATAAATCTCCTCAACATATCTAAGAGAGACAACATCATTTCTGTTGCGCTCTATGTAGCAATAGCCGCCTTTTCCCATGAGATAATCCTCAGCCATTGCTTTCTTGAGCTGGAATGCATCAAGTGTGTCTCCTGTGTCACCATTCAACATGCTGACTCTTGGATCATCCATCTGCTCCTCAACCTTGTCATCCTTGACCTTATACAATTTGACCGGCATGGATGCAATGGAATTACAAATGAAATCCACAGCACCACTGACCGCTGGGATTGTCATTGCCTTTTCCCTTGTGATGACCTCATTATTCATCATTGCTTGCAGGAGGACATCACTGACAGGAGGAGTGATCTTTTCAGTTGGTGTGTCATCTCTTGTCTCCCATTCCCCTGTGAGAAACCAATTCATAAATCCCATTATCTTTCCCCTTTCAGATCATCTGAATGGTGAAATCCATCTGATTCAGAATCACATCCTGTTGCAATAAGTAAATTGCATTGATCAGAGAGACAACCATGTCCACCTTTCCAGATGATTTCTTTTTATTGACATACTGATTCTTATTTGTGTCAAACACACATCTTGCATTTTGGAAATTGATCTCCAAGAGCCTGTTTTCCATGTACTCAAACTCACAATTGAGGATCTTTTCTTTCAAGAGCTTTGTTGGAGGATGCAAGACAGATGAATGCTGTCTGATCTCCACCATGTTATGCCCAGCACCCTCCAACTTTTGAGCCGTGGAGAGAGCATTCCATCTGTCATAACCAATTGCCTGAATTTGCACATTGTACTTTTCCTCAAGTGAGAGTATGAATGACTCAACCACAGCATAATCAATGACTCTGTCACCACATGGAATGACATTCTGAGTCTTGATTAATTCTTTATAATTGACTTTTTCAAAGGCTGTCTTTTCTTCAATCCTGCCCTCAGGAATGAATGCCCATGAATCAGCCAAAATATTGTTGTCATCATCCACACTGACCATGGAGACAGATGTGTTGTCATTTGTCTCTGATAAGTCAAGAC